CTCCAAGATGTAGGTCTGCTCGGTGTTGAAGCTGAACTCGATGATGCGCGACTCGCGGTTGTAGTACTTCGCGTGGTTCACGTATCCGAAGCCCGCGCGGTTGTCCGCCGGACCGAGCGGCGAAATGGTGAAGTTCTCGACGCGCGCGAGCCCGGTCTGGTTGCGGGCAAGATCGAAGCGATACGCCGCCCGCGGCGTCACTTCGCCGCCGGCAAACGACCGCGCTAGGGTACGGGGCATGGCGCTACCGGATGATCCGCCCGTCCGCGAGCGGGCCGGTGGTCGTGCCGCGCACCTTCAGGTGGTCGGGCATGAAGTCCCTGGTCGGGTGCACGCGCTCACCGGCCATGTCGGAGCCGGTCGCGAGTTGTAGGTAGGACGCGTACAGCTTGAACTGCGACTCCACGATGGACGCCTTCTTCGTGATCGGGCCGGCGATGAAGGACGCGAGCAGATGCGAGACCGCGTTGACGAAGAGCGGCGTGTAGCGCTCGGGCACGTCCTGGCGCCGGATGTACTTCAGCACGGCGCCCTCGACGTTGGTAAGGATGATCTGGACCCCGGTGTCGGGATCGATCTCCACGGTGAACTCGCGCGCGCCGCTGACGTCATCGGTGCTCTCGGGGATCAGGAGCGCGAGGGGGCGAACCACGAGGTTCGGGTACTGGTACGCGAACGCCCACTGCGTGACCGCATCGGGCAGCGTGATCGGAGTCAGCACGCGCCGCGTGGTCGCGAACTTCCAGGCGTGCATCTCCAGCGCGATGTCGCGCGCGACGGGGTAGAACTGCGAGAGGATCTCCGCGTGCAGCGTGCCGTCCGGGGGATCGATGTTGGTGACCCGCGGTCCCTGCGCGATATGCGACAGCGCGAGGTTGGCGATATCCACTTTCGACGTCACGGCCTACTCCAGAAGAAAAGGGGGCGCTCGACACGCGGCCGAGCGCCCCCACGATTGATTGAGCGCGCGAGGGCGCCTAGAACAGCGACGGCTCGCCCGCGGGCGCCATGACCGGCGGAGTGGCCGGCACGGCGGGCTGCAAGCCCTCGCCGGTCTCCCACGGCATCGCCGGCACCTTGCCGGGCGGGGATGCGGGAGTGGCGGTGGCGAGCCCCGTGTTGACTTCCCGCGCCCCCACCACGCCGGCCCGCTTGGGGCCGGCAGTGGCGATGAGCGCTTCGACGTCCTTCCGGCGCTTCTGCTCCGCGGAGATGTTGATCGCCGCCCTGTTCTCGGGCGTGGCGGGCCTGAGCCACTTCGGAAACTCCTGGCCCGGGCGGGGTTCGAATTCGAACTCTTGCCCCGCACGGATTCGGTGGCCCCGGTATGAGCCCATCTCGATCGCGATCACGCGCATGACTTCCTCTCAGGTTGTGGCGTGCGTTACGGCGCCGGATCGCCCGCGCTCTGGCCCGGCGCGGTGTACGCCTTCCAGTTGCCGTAGTCGCGAGTGATGAAGGCGTTCACCTTCCCTGCGGTCAGGGCGGCGCCGCCAGCTTTCACGGCCTGCACCCCGAGGAACAACTCGTAGGGCTCGTTCGACGCCTCGTTCGGCAGATCGATGGAGAACTCCGCGCCTAGCGCCAGTTCCGCCATGGAGAACACCTTCGTGCGCATGTGCACCGACTGCGTACCGTTCGTCGCGATTGCCGCCGTGGCGTCGCTCGCGACCTGGAACGCGACGGTTGCCCCGCCGCCCGACGTGAAGGCCTCGGTGACCTGGAAGGCCACCGTGAGCTTCCCACTATCGCCGCCGCCAACGTCGCGCGCGACGCTGAGCGGCACCTGATCGCCGATGTTGTCCGTCTGGTCCGCGGTGACCACCACGGCGACGTCGTCGGCGAATTCGAGTCTTTCGTCCATCAGCATTTCGAAAGTTCCTTTCAGTTTCGACCGAGCCGCGTTACACGACTTGATCTTCGTTGGACACGAGCGCATCGACCCGACGGACCGGGATGCCGTCGAAGGTCATGACGCGGCGGCCGGCGACGGTCTCCCACGTCAGATTCGCGGCGATCTTCTCCAGGATACCGAGGCGCAGCTTCTCGCGGATGAAGCGGTTCACGTAGAACACCGGCCGGCCGATCCCGAACGACGGGATGCGCTCCGCCGCCATGATCATCCAGTTGATCAGGTTCTTCGTGTTCGTGAGCGTGTTCAGGTCGCCCGTGTCGATGTTCGCGACGCGCGCGATGAAGCGCCAGTCGCGCACCGTGAGACCGACGTCCCAGCGGTAGTGCGAGCGGTAGGCTTCCATCCGCCCGTTGTTCCCGTCGGCGTTCTCGATGGTGACCTGACCCTTGTCGGTCATCTTGAGCCCGGCGACCGAGCCCTTCGGGTAGATCCCGTGCACGGTGTTCGGGCTCCAGACCACCAGCCAGATCGAGGTCAGCTGGTTGGCGCCGCCGGCATTCACGATGTTCGTGGCGTTCGCCGCCGACAGCGAGTTGAAGCGCGGGACGAGACCCGTGAAGGCCTCGGGCTCGCTGCCCTCGTTGCCATACAGCATCGTCGAGGCGACTTCCTGGTTCATGCCCTCGATGTGCGGGCGATCCTCGGACATGCGGAACGCGGCGGTGTTGCCGTTCAGGTCTGCGAGCGCCTTGTCCACTTCGGCGTAGGCCTCCAGCATGCCGATGTTGTCGGTCACCTGTACGGTCGTGCTCTTCGTCGGCTGAACGCCGCCGTAGAGCTTCCGCCACGTCGGGGTCGGAAGGCCCGTGCGGACGGTCGTGCGGTGCCCGGTCGGGAGGTTGCCCTCGATGTACGTCATGTCGTCGAGCATCTCGTTCGTGAGGTTCAGAAGCTCGACGATCTTGTCGATGTTACCGTCCGGGTCGAGTCGCTTCGCGACGTCCATCAGGGTCGGGTTGAGTGCGCTGAGCGCGGCCATGGTACTCTCCTAGTTTCGGTTGTCAGGTGGTGCTACTTGTGGTCCGAATTCCCGTACGTGAACGTGCCGGGATCTCCGGCCGGTCGCGCGGTCCCCCGCACGATCCGGTCTTCACTCACGAGCTTGCCCACCCGGTAAAACACTCGGAAGAACTCGGGGTGATCTTCCAGGCCCGATTCCTTCAGGATCTCGCGGAGCTTCGGCTCGGCAATGTACTCCATCCCCTTGAGCGCAACGGCCCGGTTCTCGGAGAACTTCTCCCCGCCGAACTCCGAGTCCTTCGCGGAGTCGGCCTTCCACGTCGCAAGGTTCTGCGAGTGCGCAGCGTCGAACGCGGATTGCACGCTATGCGCGTGCGCGTTCGCGACTGCGTAGACCTTCTCCATCGCCTTGTCGGAGAGGTTCAGGTCTTTGCCGAGCCCGTGAAGAGCCGTCGTTAGCTCTGCGGGTTGTGCCCAGTCTTTCGGCGTGGCGTACCCCTTCTCGGGGCTGCCGTATCGCTCGTCCTGCTGCACCGGCGCTACGGCCGGCGCGGGTGCGGCGGCGGGAGCGGCTGGTGTTCCACTTGCTGCGGGTGCTGCCGGCGCGGCCGCGGGTGCGCTAGGTGCGGCGGCTGCGTCGCTTGGCGTCGTCATATGCTTCCTTCATCATGGTGGTGAACATATCAGGGGACACAGCGAGGATCTCGTTGAGGCGGTCGAGACCCGCTACGCGCTTGCCTTCGGCGAGGTTCATTTCATTCGCCGAGGGTCTCCACACGGAGCGGAACACGCCTGCTTCCGAGAGCCAACGCCACATGATGCGGCGCCCCTGCTTGTGGTTCAGGAACCACTTCAAATCCTCCTCGAACTGCTTGCGCGCGCGATCATCTTCATCGCGGCGCTCAGCACGTTGCTCGTCCTGGCGCTCCAGGTCGAGGGGGTTATCGTCGTGATCCATGAGCCCGAACGTACATCATAGCAGCGGAAGACCTGATTCGCTTTAGGCCTTGCCGCCGACAAAATCCCGGATCGCCGCGAGGCGCTGCTCCACGTTTTTGAGCAGCACTGTCTGCTCCGCGATCCTCGCGTCCAGATCACGGAGCGCCGCGAGCTTCTCCGCGTGCTCAGCGGCCAATTCGTTCTCGAATTCCTTGTGCCGGCGCTCGAAGTCGCGCTCCATCAGCGCGAGCGAGCGCTTGTATTCCGCCTCCCCCGCCTCGCGCTTCTGCTTCGCCGCGCGCTCCGCCGCCTCGTGCTCCTGCACCGTCTTGAGGAGCGTGTTGTTGCGGGCCTGCAGATGCTCGAACGTCTGCTCCAGGGGCTCGAACGAATCGAGCATGTCGGCCACGGCCACGAGCCCGCGGTAGACCGCGACCGCCTCGCGGATCGCCTCGGCGCCTCGCTCCAACTGATCGGGATCTGTGGGCATCTACCGCACCAGCGAGTTGACCGCGATACGTGGGTCTTTCTTCACCAGCCGCACCGCCTCGTGGTAGCGCGCGGTCAGGGACTTCAGTTCCGCGTCGAGCGAGCGCACGCGCTGCTCGAACGTGTTGATGATCTCCTGGTGCTTCGACATGTCGGCCCGGAGCTTCGTTTCCGCGCGCACGAGCCCGCCGAGCGGGGCGAGTGCGTCGTCGAGCAGCGCAAAGCCGCGGTACATCTCCGCGACCTTGCGCAGCGAAGCGGCGGCGTTAGCCAGTCGTGAAGCCACGGAAGCGGATGAAGCCGACAGCGTTGACCGCGGCGCCGAGGTTGCCCACGGCGACATTCACGCGAAGCGCCTCGTTGGTGTCATCGGCCGCGGTGCTGACCGTGATCCCATTGGTGACGGTGTCGGTCAACTCGGTGATCGTCGGCGCCACGGTCTGAGTGGTGTTGCCCGATCCGTCGCGGGTGATAACGCCGTCGCGGATCGTGACCACCGCGAACTTCGTGACATCGGCAACCTCGCGGATCACAACCTCACCCTCGAAGTGCCAGATGGTGCTCGCCGGGATCGTGAGACGCCCGTCGCCGGTGAAAAACTGGGACAGCAGATCGCCGTTCGCATTGCCCGCAATCGTGCCCTTGATATGCACTTCCGCAGCCATCGAGCGCACGGTACCGCTCGCGCTCATCGCGACCCCGTCGTGGAACGCGCTGTGCCAGAAGTCGGTCTGTGCGTAGCCCCGATTCTGCGAGTAGTCCTTGGACGTCGTGGAGGGGAAGCCGAAACCGGCGCTGAGTCCGCCGCTGACGACGAGGTTCGGCCCCACGGCGACGCTGCCTTGCGCGTTCGAGGCGGTCGTGTTGTGCCCAACCGCGACGTTCACGCCGCCGTCCGCGTCGGCGCTGTATCCGACCGCCACACCCCCGTCGGTTTGCGCTTCCGCTTCGGTGCCGATTGCCACGCTGCGCCCGAGCCCGCGCGCGCGAGCACCCACCACAACCGGCGGATTCGCGTCGTTCCCTACAAACGCTGCGGCTCCGATAGCCACGGCATCGCCGCCGGTGGCAGCATTGATGGAAGCCCCGTCGCCAATCGCAATCGCGCCTGCGAAAGAGGCCAGAGCCACGTCTCCGATGGCGATTGCACCCTCGCCGTTTGTGACGGCGCCCTTGCCGATTGAGATGGCGCGGTCGGAGCTTGCCTGAACGTTCGCCCCCGGTCCGATAGAAACGCCTTCGTCCGAACTGACCGCGGCGGAAACGCCTACCGCAACGGTGCCGGCGCCGAATGCGTTGGTGCTCGGCCCGACCGCTACCGCGCCCAAGAGGCCGTCACCTTGGGCGTTCGCGAATGCGCCGACCGCTAGGTCGGTTGCATCGAGCGTCTCCGCCCCGGCCCCGATTGCGGTGGTGTTGAATTCGGGAGCGAGCGCAGACTTACCGACAGCGAGCCCCTGCTCGCCGGCTGCCGCGGCGCTCTCGCCGATGGCTACCGAGTTGTCGCCAGTCGCCGAGGGCGGGGTGAAACCAGACAACGCATTGTCGTCGTACAGGTCGGGCAACGGCTTCGGCTGCCACGTCGCGGGGAAGCCGGGGCCGCCGCTCATGAGCACCTGCCCCGCAAGTCCTTCGCTGAACTCGACCTGGATAGCCCCGTATACGTCGAAGAAGAACTGGTGGTTCGCCATCCCCACGCTGTCGAAGGTCGAGAGCGCCGCACCACCAGCTTGGGCGCTCACGAACGTGTCTCCGTGCTTCAGGTTCACGTCCCCGAACCCGTCCGCGTTGATCGAGCCACCGGCGCCGCCGTGACCCTTGATCGAGATCCCTTTGTCCGTGTCGGCTTGAAGCTCGATATCCTCGGCCACGATGCGGATGTAGCTGTCGCCCTGCGCCAGTAGCGCACCGCCGACGCCCACGACCTGGGCGAGCCCGCCGCTCAGAAGCGAATTCCCCGAGCCGTCCACACCGAGATACGTGAACGAGCCATCGCTGAGCGTGAATGCTTCCGTCTGAGCGAAGGTGATCGACACTTCGCCGTTGGGGCCGAAGTTGAACCCGGACTTGGGAACGGCCAGGGCGTCGAGCAGCGTGAACACAAACTCGTCACCGTCGGGAAGGATGCCGTAGAGCGAGCCCCCGCCGTCGAACCGCAGCGAGCCGAACCCATCGCTGATGCCCAGGGGCTCGTATTCCGAGCCGTCGCGCAGGATCGTGCTCGGGCTCGTCATCAGGAAGTTCTGCCCCTCGGGTAGCTCGATCCCGCTGTCGCGCAGAATCAGGTAGGAGCGCTTGTCGGGCTTCGGAAGCTCACGCTGAATGTCATCCACGTCGGTGAGCACGCCCGTGATCGACTCGCCGCCGCTCGATTCCACGGTCAACTCGAAGCGGAACTCCTGGTCGAACTTCGAGCGCGACTGCACGGTGATCGGGCCGACCGCGCTGTCGTTGTTGAAGACCGCTACGACCACGAAGGCGCCGCGCCCGCGCCGGCCGCGCTTGAGCACGAGCGTGCCGTCGAACCCAGCATCGGGGGTGACTTCGAACGTCAGCGTCTGCCCTTCCTCGGTGAGCCGGCCCGCGGGGCCGCTGAGAACGAGGGGCGCGCCGACGCGCGGAGTGGTGAAGACTTCGGTGACAGTGGTGTTGTGCGACATGGGTTAAACCCGCCCTCTCCGCGCGAAAATGACGACCTTCGCGAGCACGCCCGCGCCCGCGAGAACTTCCGGCCGAATGAATTTGGTCATCTCGACGATCTGCTTCAGCCCATCGGCGAGGAAGAGCAGACCGTTGCCTTGGGGATCGGATAGCTCGTACCACGTGTCCCCATCGTTCGATCCCTGAATCGA